AAAACATTATAAAGGGTGAAAATATGAAAACAATAACCGCTGGCTATGGCGATGGCTCTGGCTATGGCTATGGCTATGGCTATGGCTCTGGCTATGGCTCTGGCTATGGCTCTGGCTCTGGCTATGGCTCTGGCTATGGCGATGGCTATGGCTATGGCTATGGCTCTGGCTCTGGCTATGGCTCTGGCTATGGCGATGGCTCTGGCGATGGCTCTGGCTATGGCTCTGGCTATGGCTCTGGCGCTGGCTCTGGCGATGGCTCTGGCTATGGCTCTGGCTATGGCTCTGGCGATGGCTCTGGCTCTGGCGCTGGATCTGGAGATAGCTCTGGATCTGGAGATAGCTCTGGATCTGGAGATAGCTCTGGATCTGGAGATAGTTCTGGCATCAAGTCTTTTAAAGGGGTTGATTCATATGGCATCGATGGCATTCCCACGGCTATCATTAATATTAAAAAAAATATTGCTAAGGGTTTTACAATAAATCAAGACTTGACAATCAACTATTGCTTTGTAGTTAAGCAAAATAATTTGTTTGCACATGGGGAAACAATAAAAAAAGCCATAGAAGCAATGCAAGAAAAGATTTTTGAGGATATGGATGAAGATGAGCGAATTAATTTATTTCTAGATTCTTATAATCTCAAAGACAAATATCCTGCAAAATCTTTTTATTCTTGGCACAATAAACTTACTGGAAGTTGCGAGTTTGGCCGAAAACAGTTTGCACAAGATCACGGAATTGATCTGGATATAGACGAGTTTACAGTCAAAGAATTTATTAATCTAACAAAAAATAGTTATGGAAAAGAAGTAATTTTAAAGATTGCCAAAAGAATAAAATGAAAAGAAAGAAGGATTAATATGAATAAGGTAATACAAATAGGTCGCATCGTAAGGGAAATAGAATTGCGATATAGTCCATCAGGCACAGCGGTAGCTACTTTTACAATAGCAGTAAACAGAGACAGAACCAACTCCAAAGGCGAAAGAGAAGCAGACTTCCTCCCTTGCGTAGTGTTTCAGAAGCAAGCTGAAAATTGCGCCAACTACCTCACAAAAGGATCTCAAATCTGCATCGAAGGTAGATTGCAGACAAGAAACTATGACGCAAAAGACGGAACAAAGCGTTATGTAACAGAGATTATCGGTGAAAGGGTGCAATTTTTGGACAGCAGGAGCGATCAAAAGTCAGAGCCAATTGGAGAAGAAGTAGACAAAGACGATGAATGTCCATTCTAAAAGGAGAAAAATATGAATCATAGTAAATCGGCTAAGACATTACGCAAAATACAAATACAGCGTGACAAAGACGGAGGAAAACACGCAGGGGGATGGACGAAGAAGAAAGCGAGGAAGAAATGAAATACTTAATAATCACAAGCGCAACTGCACTACTTTTGTTTTTATATCTCATGGTTTACAGTTTATGCAAAATATCAAAACAAAGCGACGAAGCAATAGCTAAACAAATACAAAGAGAAGCGGAAAGAGAACTGGCCAACTAATACATAATGCAAATAGTGCCTATTGCCACAAAATTAATGGTACAAGCGTTTCAAATATGGCGAACGAACAAATCACCAAAAACAAAATACTCATGCGAGAGGGTGTTTGCAAACGCTTAAAACAGCACAAGTGGAAAAGGCGGTGAAAAATGAAATTTATAGATTTCTTCTCCGGCATAGGAGGTTTTCGCCTGGGAATGGAAAAAGCAGGACATGAGTGTGTAGGACATTGTGAGATAAACAAACACGCCGATAAAAGCTATAGAGCAATGCACGATATGAAAGGTGATGAATGGTTTGCAGATGACATTACTAGAGTTGATGCAGGGGAACTTCCAGATGCCGATTGTTACTGTGGAGGATTTCCGTGCCAATCTTTTAGTATTGCTGGAAAGCGCGGAGGCTTCGCAGATACAAGAGGCACTTTGTTTTTTGAAGTCATGCGGTTGGCTAGAGAAAGAAAGCCTCGATATTTGTTCCTTGAAAACGTCGCAGGACTTTTATCGCATGACGGAGGCAATACCTTTACCACAATTCTCCAGTCCTTTGCCGACAATGGGTATAATGTGCAATGGGCGCTACTTAACACTAAGGACTTCGGATTGCCCCACAACAGAGAAAGGGTGTTCTTTGTCGGAAGTCTTAGAGGACAACCCCCACCCGAAATATTTCCTATCAGACAAGATGGTCGAGAGGTTGTTGAGCTACAAGGACAACAAAACATCGCGAATTGCATCACAGCAAGATATGAAGGATCAGGGGGGGGAACGTATATTATTGAACGTAAACTCGATGCACAAATCAAGCAAATCGGGAACATCGACCAAAACAAAAGAAAAAGGGATAACCCGACCACAGGCAGAGTTTACGACATAACAGGCATTTCCCCATGTTTAGGAACAATGCAAGGCGGAGGACTAGAACCGAAAATATATATCCCCGAAGCAACCAAACAAGGCTATGCGATAGCACAGGAAGGAGATAGTATCAATCTTGCGGTGCCGAACAGCAAAACGAGAAGGGGAAGGGTAGGGGTAGGGGTAGCAAACACCCTAGATACGTCTTGCAGCCAAGCGGTATATACAAAAGGCAGAATAAGAAGATTGACACCGAAGGAATGCTTCAGACTACAGGGGTTTCCAGATGAATATTTTTATAGGGCACAAGCGACAACCTCCGACAGACAACTATATAAACAGGCAGGGAACTCTGTGAGCGTTCCGGTCATATATGAAATAGCAAAGAAATTAAGGGGGTAAAAATGAACAGTATATCTTTTGTCGTTTATGGCGAGCCAGTAGCACAAGGCAGACCAAGAGCCACAACCGCAAACGGCCATGTGAGGATGTATGATCCAACTAAGTCCAGGGATTATAAGCAGTATGTCAAACTAGCAGCTATGCAACATAAGCCAAAAGAGATCATGCAAGGGGCCTTGCTTGTAAGGATAGATGTATATAAGCAAATACCAAAATCAATGAGCAAGAAAAAAGAGGCTCTCGCACTCGCAGGAGAAATCAGGCCTATCACGAAGCCTGATGTAGACAACTATGCTAAAGGCATCAAGGATGCGCTCAAAGGCGTAATATGGCGAGATGATAGCCAAGTAGTAGATTTAGCGGTAAGCAAGTGGTATGGCACTCCAAGGATTGAGATAACGACAATTGAGATAGGGAGGGTATAATATTGAATTTTCCGAGAGTAAAGTACGTTGATACGAATACCATTGAGGAACAGCTAGACCATGTTCGGAGCGAGATTAATGAGATAGAGAGAGAACAGACAATAGATGCTCAATTTGCAGAAGCGTTAGATTTACTACACAGTACAGAAACATTAGTAAGAATATACCTCGATAAAGGCATGAATTATGAACAAGGCAGAGCAAGGGTAATAGCAAAAAACATAGCGAGAGGATACTACAACGAGGTCAGCAAGCATGGCGAAAGTTAAAATTAAAGCAGCGGGCATTAAGACATCCTCTCCTATCCCGATAAAAGACTTAAAAAGACAAGTGCCTGCATTAGGAAAAATGATTATCTTTAAAAACCATTATGATTATGCAGGCGAAGCGAGCGACAAACAAAAAGAAAAAGACAGCAAATGGAGAAAAGCTGTCATTGTCAGTAAAGATCGTTATCATTTTACATTAAGACTGCAAGAAGAAAATATACCTGAGCAGCGAGGAGAATATTGTACCAGCCTGCACTACATTGACGTCGCTAGTGGGTCAATCATTGTCAAGGAGGCACAATATGACTAAGGATAAGCTAAGGCAATACAGGCACCTGGCCAAGGAAGTCGAGAAGCTGCAAGAAGAAATAAACCGCATTAGATCGTCTTTATTGCCTGGGGCGCAGGTTATGAGTGATATGCCAAGAGGAGGACAGCAAGAGGATAAAATGGCATCAGTGGTAGCACTCATTGTCGACACAGAGGAAGTGCTAAGAGAGAAAATAAGAGAGTGCATAGGACTAAGATTAGACATAGAGCATTGCATAAGCATCCTTCCATCCGAGAGCAGGCAGTTAATGAGGTTGAGATATATTGACGGGTACGAATGGGAAAAGATATGCGTTGAGTTAAATTACAGCTGGAGACATATTCATCGTAAACACTCGGATATCTTGCAGAGTATAATATTGGCATGAATTGGCACACCATTGTGTGATATACTACATACATAGAGTTATGCAATAAAACAAGGGCGTGTAAAAACCGCCCTTTTGTTATGCAAAATTTTGGAGTGCCCGAAAGGGTGGGAAGTATATCTCATATGGTTAGGGTGGGGACCGAGATATAAAAAAAGAGAGCCTACGCTCTCTCAAACATTATCAATCCGTTTATTATCCCTGATCATTGGCAGCGGTACATATCAATCGACTACGGCCTCGATATGCTTGCAGCTTACTGGATCGCAGTAGACGGACAAAATAAAGCGTATGTTTATAAAGAGGCATACCAAAGCGGACTAATCATCAGTGACGCTGCCAGGGAAATATTGCGTATCAATAATGGCGAAAAGATACATCAACATCTCGCTCCGCCAGACCTGTGGAATCGAAGGCAAGAGACAGGCAAAAGCGCAGTAGAAATATTCAGCGAAAATGGCATTTATTTTGATAAATCCAACAACTCCAGAATACAAGGTTGGTACAATCTTAAAGAATGGCTTAAGGTGTATGAGGACGAACAGGGCATAAAGACAGCCAACTTAGTAATTTTTAGAAACTGCACTAACCTCATACGGACATTGCCCCAACTTCAAATAGACAGCAAGGACCCTAATGACGTATCGACCGATCCGCATGAATTAACCCATGGACCCGATGCTATCAGAGGTTTTGTGGCAGGCAGACCAACGCCTGCAAGGGCGGAAGCTAAGACAAAAAGAAGGCCAGAGCAAAGTTTCGATACATTCAGAGCGCAAGAAGGGAATGATTTAGCACTATGGTAAGTATATTGTTTGCATTTATTGCAGGCTTTTTTTGTGCTATCAAAGCACTACAGATCGGACTTAGATGGCAGATGCAACTAGAGCATAAGCAAGAGCCAACCATGAGCGACCCTGTATCCGAGGTGGTGTCGGCGGTACGCCAAAATAAAGCGCATGACATTAATAAATACACAGCAGAGCAAGTATCAGAGTGGTTGTATGGGGAGGTGGTTAAGTGATAGCTAAAGATTATGCCACCATATGGCGTGAGTTCCAGAATGGCGGAGTAGAATATCAAGCAAAGATGGGATTCAACGCTAAATGGCCTGAGTTAGTGCGATTCGTCGAGGGCAACCAATGGCCTCCTGCCACCAAAAAGACAGAGAACTTTCCGCGTCCTGTGATTAATCAATGTGATTTTATCATTGAGAACAAGAAGTCGAACATCTTATCACAGACCTTAAAGATGCTCTACAGTCCAGAGGAAATACCAGAAGGGCAA